AAATAAGCAGTTAGTCCGCAAGGCAGAGAATTGGTTCGCTGCTTACTTAAAAAAGTATGCGAACTACTACACCAAAGCAGACACTAAGGTAATCGCAGGAATGGCAAAATCCTGCCGGGAGAATGCACTCAAGAAGGGTACATTCTTCATGGAAACCATAACCTTGTCTGATTGGCTGAAACACATTATTAAGGATGCGAAGCCAATACCGGAAGACAAGCTTGATGTTTAAGGCTTACGCCTTTTACATAAAAGTCGCAGAGAAGTGACTATAAATAATTCGCAAGCCACCAAAGAAGGTGGGATATAAATTTTGCAAAGTTAGGAGATCATAACAATGGATAATGAACTGAACAATACCTCTGAAACTACGGAAACTAACTCTAAGCAGATTAGTGAACCTACTGTCGATCTCAAGGAATTGCAGACAAAGATCAAGGCTTTGGAAGTCGAGAACGGGAAACTGAAGCAATCTGTAACGAATGCTTCTGCTGATGCAAGCAAATGGAAGAAACAGTACCAGGAGAAACTATCTGCCGAGGAACAGGCACAGATCAAGCAAGACGAAGCAACAGCAGCCATGCAGAAGGAACTTGAAGATCTGCGTACTGAGCGGAACATTGCACGGATTTCCGGTGCGTTGGTTGCCAATGATATCGGAATGGATTCTGCTACTGCTAATGCGGTGGCAACAGCAATGAATGCCGGGGAAACCGATGCGGTTTTGGACGGTATTCGTAAGTTTATTAATGCTCATGACAAGGCTCTCCGTGAGGATGCTTTGAGGAATAACAAAACCCTTCCGGGCGGCAATTCCACCAAGGCCATTACTCAGGAAGAGTTCAACAACATGAGCTATATGGAGATGCTTACGCTGAAACGTGAACATCCCGAACAGTATGCTGAATTTACAAAATAAAGGAGTTGTTAATTATGGGTCAGACTACAATGCTCGCTAATCTGATCGATCCTGAGGTACTTGCCGACTACATTGACAAGAAACTGATTTATAACATCGTGTTTGCTCCTCTCGCCGAGGTGGATACCACCCTGGTTGGCGCACCTGGAGACACGATCAAGTTCCCTTATTACTCTTTCATTGGTCAGGCAGATGACCTCACTGAAGGAAGTGCCATCAGCACCGTTTCTCTGAATGCGTCTACTGTTAGCTGCCAGATCAAGGAAGCCGGTAAGGGCGTTGAGATCACAGATACTGCTCTGCTTGCCGCTTACGGCAATCCTGTTGGCGAAATCGGTTCTCAGCTTGTTAAGTCTATCGGTGACAAGGTTGACGCTGATTTCCTGACCACTCTGGGTGGCATCGGTGCAGGAATGACCTACAGCACTTCCACTTCTCAGGCGGCTCTGTCCGTGCAGGACATTTCAAATTCTCTGGAACTGTTTGGTGAGGATATTGACGGACGGAAGAGTCTGGTTGTTTCTCCCAAACTGTACACTGCTATCCGCAATACCAAGGATTGGTGTCCTGCTTCTGAGTTCGCTGCCGGTGCTTTGGTGAAGGGTGCTGTCGGACAGATTTTCGGATGCGACATCATTGTCAGCAACCGTCTGCGGAATGCCAATGCACTGAAAGAAGTAGCGTACATCGTGAAGCCCCGTGCGTTGCGTCTGGTGCTGAAGCGTGACACTCTGCTTGAAACCGACCGTGACATTCTGCGGCGTGTGAATGTTTTCACTGCTACTAAGCACTATGTCACCTACCGCTACAATGAGAGCGGCATGATCAAGCTGAAGGTTGCTCAGCAGTAATCAATAGGAGGACGGCAATATGGGAATGCTTATGCACCATACATGGCTGAACCAGCAGAAAAAAGCTGAGAAAAAGCCTGTTGCCGAACCGGTAGAGAAGACTACCGCAACAAAAGAACCGGAAGCCACTGAGAAAAAGACCGGTGGCAGACGGAAGACAAGCAAGTAAAGGGGATGACCGGCATGACTCAGGCTGAAAAGATCACAATGGTACAGACATTGGTGGAGAATGATCCTCTTGCAACCGATACGGTTGTGCCGGTCTACCTTACTCTCGCCCTTAATGCAATGCTTGAAAGGCTGTTCCCGTATGATACTGGCAAGGATGCCGGGGATCTGCCTGTAAGATATGACACACTTCAGTGTGAACTGGCTGCACGTTATTTCCTCCGCAGAGGGGGACAGGGTGAGATCAATCATGAGGAAGCCGGTGGAGTGAACCGGTCTTATGACTCCGTTGATGATGCAGACATTCTGCAACGGTTGACACCTTTTGCGAAAGTAGGTGGATGATATGCATCTGCTTGAACGAAACAAAAAGGTTCTGTGGTTCGCTAACCGTACTGGGGAAACATATGAAACAGACACAAACGGTCTGAAAACAGGCGAAAAAAAACAGACATACGGTGAACCACAAAAGATCCGGGTTGCAATGTCGATATCATCCGGTGCGAATAATATCGGTTCCCAGGGTTTGGCTGACTTGAATCTTCGTGGTATCGTAACCGGATATACACACAATGCGATTACAGAGGACATGAACTGCCCGATGGATGAAGAGGCTATTGTGTGGTACGGGATTGAACCGACACATATCGAACAGACCACAGCAGTAGTCAACGGCGAAACTGTGACACAGGATGTGATCGTGAGAAACCCGTATAATTACCGGGTTGTCCGTAAAGCAATCAGTATGACGAACATTGTGTACTACTTGAAAGAAGTTGATGTTTCGTGAATATTAAGATCGAACTCAACACAAGCAGTATCAACAGCGCAATCAGGCAGCTGAAACGTGTAAAGGACAACATTGAGGATGGTCTGAAGCAGACGATAGATATCCTGGTTAAAGACGGTGCGATGACCGCTCAATCTTGTTACGGCAGCATGGCTAACGTAAGAGGATACATGACGAGTGATCATTCCGGGGTGGTCGAGGCTTCCGGTGACGCAGTATTGATTGCTGAGTTTGGAGCCGGTGATACAACTATCAACCCGTTAGCATTGTTTGAGAATGCTCCAAGCACAGAAGTGTTCCCAGGATCGTATTCACTGCTTGTTGGCACGAAAGAGTATGCGACATACGGATCATGGCACTTCGGCGGCAGAGAGTATACATCCGTAACACCAAGGCTTGGATTGTTCAACGCAAAGCAGTCCATATCAGGGATTGCAGGAATGGTAGCACAAGGGGTGATTAAACTGTGATTGATATCTTCGATATGGTATTCGACACACTTTATTCTTCTCTTGCCGTTTCATATCCGAATGCAAACATCACTGCCGGGTTTGATGAACGGAAAACTGCCGGGCTGACGATTGCCGTCCGTGAGATTGCGAACGTGCCGTATGTTGACGGGAATACTGACAATTGTGCTGAGAACTTCACCCGTGTATCGGTTGAAATTGAAGTGGATTCGGATAAAGAAGGGGTTGCCCGTAGCGAATGCAAGAATGTGCTTTCTGCCGCTGATACGATTATGCAGAGCATGAAGTTCCGCAGAACGTACATGAGCAGAGCCATGAATATCGACAGAACTGCTTTCAGACAGTATGCACGGTATGAAGTGATCGTTGGCAAACCGATTGTACTGAATCCAGATACTCAGAATGAGAAGACAGTATACCAGATGTATCGGAGGTAAGCATGAAGATATGCCCCTACTGTGGCAGAGAAAACGATGACGATGCCATTGTCTGCCAAAAGTGTTGTGCCGGTTTCCCAAAGGAAGTAGAAGAGAAATCTTCTGAACAGAAAGAATCTCGCAGTGCGAGAAGAAAGAGTAAGGAGTGATACTATGGCTCTGGAGATGTCAACAATCGGAATCAAACTGAAATGGGCATCTGAAGCCACTGCCGGTTCCAGGCCGACTTCCGGTTATGTTGAGGTACCTGATATCAAAGAGATACCGGGCATGGATGAAAATCCCAGTTTGCTCGATGTCACGAATTTGACGGATACCCACCGGAGACGGATCCCCGGCGTGGTTGACGGGACGGATGATTTCGCTCTCACTTGCAATATGACCGCTAATCTGAAGAGCAAGTGGGCTTCCATGAAGACTGCTGCTGATGCTGCTTGGGCGTGTGGCAAGTCTACATGGTATGAGATTGCCATTCCGAATTTCGATTCTTACTACTTTGCCGGTCGGCCTTCCGATCTTGGATTTGCCACTGCCGGTGTTGACGGTGTGTTGGAAGCAACTCCGCACATTGTCCCGAATCAGATTGCAGGATGGGCATCTGCGTCTTCGTAATCGCTTTAATGGGCAGAAGGGTAACGGTAATTGTACCGTTGCCCTGCCCTTATTGATTTAAAAACAGGAGGTATTGGAACATGATGGAACGTGTAAAACCTATTGTAATCCGGGACACAGAAACGAATGAACAGTATACCCTTGAGTATGATCGTGATTCTGTTCGTTTCGCCGAGAATCGTGGATTTGTTCTGGAAGACCTGGATAAGTACCGCATGACAAAGACCGTTGAGTTTTTCTGGTACGCATTCCGTATGCATCACAAGAGGGTATCCTTGGCTGATGCAGAGAACATTCTGAAGAAGATCGGTGGCATGACCGAGCCTGTAGCCAAGCGGTTGGTTGAACTGTGGATGCAGACTTATGACAGCCTTGGAACTGAAGAAGAAAAAAACCCAAACGTGACGGTGGAACTGTAACAAATAATACGGTTCCCCCGTCAAGGAAGATTACATATACACAGTATTTTGAACTCGCTTGCCCGATATTCATGTCATACGGGATGACATACGATCAGTTCTGGTATGGTGACCCGTGCATGGCAAAGGCATACTATGAATGCCAAAGAATTAAGAACAAGCGGAAGAACGAAGAGATGTGGGTTAACGGAATATATACTCTCCATGCTCTGAATGTTGCCTTAAACAATGCTTTTAATAAGCACAAAATCCAATACTTAGCGAAACCGCTTGATATCTATCCGAAGACGGAAGCAGAAGTCGAAGCGGAGAAGAATGAAAAAATTAACAAGGTTATCCGGTGGTTGGATAGCCTAAAAACAGGCAAGAAATGAGACAGGGAGTTGATCAGATATGGCAAACCTTGAAACACTATTTATTCAAATTGATGGTAGTGCGG